AGGAGCAGTCGCTGCGTTTGATAAGTCGCTAAGGTTGCTAGCCTTCTCCATCTTGTCTGCATTCAGATTGATGAAGTTGGTGTCTACCTCAGCATTCGTCAGGGGGCTGCCTTTCGCAGTCCCCCCTGTTTCACGTGTGACGATTGTTGACATCACAACCCCCTATTAGGAGACAGTTACGACCCAAGTTACGGTCATGCTGTCACCTGCTTGCTTGTTCACAACCGGGAATACGGTGCGGCAGAGCAGCGTGCCTGAAGAAGACGCATTGAAGATGCCCGCTTCAGTAACCGCGCCGGTACCGGTACCCGCTGCGAAAGTCGCAACGTAGGTGATGGTGTTGGTCGCGACAGTGGTTGAGGTCAGTGCGGTGCGGCTACCAGAGATAGCGGCGCCCAGACCAGTGTCACCTGCGGCGGCTGCCGTAGTACCCGTGCCCAATTCCATGTGGCTCATCGCAGTAGCAGTGGCATCTTTCATACGCGATACGATGAAGTTCAGACCGGTGTTGACCACGAGGTTCTTGAAATCGTGAGTTTCGACGCTGCCGTCGGCCTTGTTCAGTACGACGCTCAGTTCGCCCTTGAGCTTGAGAGTTTCAAAATTTTGCATTTCAGTTTCCTTAGAACGTTGCAGAAATACCTACATAGACATCCGTGAAGTACAGCACGTCACAGTAGTCCGTCATGCGAAGCGAACCGCTATCGCCCGTACTGACTGAATCAGTCAGCCCCTTCCCAGCAGACTGGCTCGAAGAGTCAGACGCTGAAACCGTTTCTGCCCTACTGGTAACGAACGACATGGTCTGGTCGTCTTCAGCAGTAGCAGCTCCATCAAAGTCATCTGTCGCGTCAACAAGATCTGACAGCGCCTTCGAAAAACTACGTGCGGTGATGTTGTCTGAGGTTGTAGCGGAATCCGCCAGTGCCTTGCCAACACTCGCAGTAACTAGATCGGACTTCGTGAAGCTATCGGTAACGGCCTTACCAAACAGGTCAGTAAGAGCGTCCGAGAACGTCGCTGCGTCCTCTCTGGACATTCCGACCACAAACGCATGTGCATCGGAATGGGAAATGGTGTCAGACAGGCCCTTCGCAAAGGTCATGGTCTGGTCATCTTCAGTCGTAGCCGTACCGTCGAAGTCGTCGGTGGCATTCACCGAGTCAGACAACGTACGGCTGTAAACCATCGTGTAAGTCAGCGTGTCTGAGTTGGAAGCGGCATCAGATACCGCCTTCTCTACATCGAACGCCGGAATCCCTGTTCCCGCGTACCCCGCACCCATGTAGGTCGGGTCGACGTAGTTGTCCCAAAAGTTGGGGCCTTCTCGCTGCGCGTTTACACTGTCGTACTCAGGTCGACCGTAACTGTACACAGAATTATCTGTAACTGTTGACGTGTCAACACGTGAAGTACCAAAAGTATACGTGACTTGTTGAGAAGTAACAGGGTTTTCTGTTAAACCCTTGCCGAAGTCAAACGGCTGTAAATAGTCGCTTGTGTACAGGTAGTCGTTTGGGTTTTTGCCGAACGCCGTCACCGCCGCATCGCTATTCGATAAGGGTTCGCTGAAGTTCTTGGACATGAACATGGTCTGTCCGTCGTCCGTCACAAACAGCGCGTTCAGCTCGTCGCCCGCATCGGCGGTATCCGCCACGGCTTTCTGGTACGTGTAGCCTACGGCTTCCGAGATGCTTGGGTTATCTGCAAGCGCTTTGGTGGCAGCGTAGGTCGTGGACTCCGTAGTGTTGAGCCCTTCAGTCGCCGCCTTAGTGAGCGCCCAGTTATCCGTATCCGAGACCGTCTGCGTTTCAGTCGGAATGCTCTTGGAAAAGAACATCGTCTGGTCGTCGTCCGAATTGGCGACACCATAAAAATCGTCCGTCGCGTCCACCAGTTCATTGATGGTGCGCTGCAAGCTGTAGACAGTAATCTCGGAGAGCGTCGGCGCGTCCGCAAGCGCCTTACCCACAAAACGCGTAGCCTGCTCCACCGTGGACTGGGCCTCGGCAAACGGCTTGAAAAGATGGAACGCGTTGGTGTCTGCAACGACAGAGATTTCTTTGACCACCGGATTCATGCCACGGTAGTCGACCTCTGCGGAGTAAATGATGTTGATCCAGCTTATCGCCGAAATTGGAATAACGACCGTAGCCGCAGTCTGAACGACACCAACCGTCGCCCCTACTACACCTTCCGGGCTAACCGTAACGGCGGCAGTTGGACTGGTTACAGTAACGTTCGCACGAATACGGCTCAGCGCCATTTAGAAGTCCTCGCGGAGTTTGAACTTCAGGAGGTCGTAAACGGTTTGCTTGGTGCCGTCTGCGTAGGTGATCTCGATCTCACCCTCGTACGCGCCCGCTTCGATGTCTAGGTCACCCGAACCCCAGTTGAACTGCACGCGACCCCCAGCCCCGGGAGTCGCATACGCCCCTGTGGCGTCAATCGTCCCGTCCGCCAACACTTTGCCCGCAATCAGCGTGCCCGTCAGCGTGGTAAGAATCGTCGTTTCCCCGAGCGCACGGAAATACATACGCACCGTGGTGGTGTTTAGACCGATCGGCTCGCCTGTCGTCTCATCCGTCAGAGAGACAATAATCGCAGGCTTGGTATCGCCCTGAACCAGCTTGATCTTGTCAGCCATTAGTCCCCCTAACCTCTGCTGGTGGCGTCAAAGCCCTTCGGGCTCACGCGCAAATTAACTCGACGGGTATCCCGACCCTTGGCTTCGCTCGCCGCACGGGTAAACGAAGCTCGGTAGTACGCAGAGAGCGCAGGATTACTCCATTCCTTGCCCGGAATCTCTGTGATCCGTGCAATGGCGCCTGCCGCAATGGCTCTGCCGTGCGTCTCAAAAATGAAATCTTCCACCCCGGTCGCAGTCAACTTGCTCTTGAGCACGCCAAGGCCGCTGAAGGTGTGCTTGCCCGCAGGCGTTGGGTACATGCGAATCGCAGAGTCGCCCAGAATGCTGTAGTACGCCGGAAGCCCCGTTACAGTCGACCCGTTGGTCAGCTTAGGCGGGCTGAAATGTTTGTCAGATACCCGCGTCATCGGCAGGCCGTCCAGATACAAGAACAGAATGTTCTCCAGAACAGACCCGGTTGGCACCGAAACGTCGTAGTCCGAGGTGTTCTTACTGGTGAAGTCCTGCTCGATGTCAAAACGCCACACTTCGCTTAGCGCCATGAACTCGGCAGCGGCTTCCTGAAGGTGCGCCTCAATGACGATCTCCGGGCAACCCGGAAGGTGCGGTTGAACGTAGGGGTAGAAACTAGACCATGTAACTGCCATATCAGCCCCCTACCTGTCCGGCTGCTGTGTCGCTCTGGCTCTTCGCGCCGATGCCTGCGGTGAACGCCTGATAATGAGCATTCGCGCGAGCCGCGTTGGCAGCGAACTCCGAGTCCTTCGAGAAGGCTCGGTAGAGAATCCAGTCGATGAGCGCACTGAGGTAAATGTCGTCCAGCTTAATCGTCTCGGTGCTGCCACCGGTCGGGTTCAACTGGGATTCGGTGAGTGCGTGCGCCCCCGGGGCGTCGGTGTAAACCACCTCGACCTGTGCAGCCGTAGTGGCTGGGGGGTACACGAAAAATTCTTTGGGTTGGCGTGGGTCAAACGTGAAATGCTGAATGTTGACCGTGCCCGTTTCGGCGTGCCAGCTTGGACGTTGATCGTCCAGAACACTTCTGTCGACCAGCCGAATGACCTTCTTGTTGGAGGTCGCAGCGAGGTTCCGCACCACGTCGAGCAGACGGATCGCGGAAGAAAAACCAGTGGTGAGTACCTGTCGAGTACCCGCAGCGCAGGTGAAAGTGCCTGTCTTTGCAGTCGCGTCAGGGCGCAGCAGAACAATCTGCAAGTAGGCTTCGTTGAGCCAATTTTGCAGCTCCACGCGCGGCCAACGTACGCCGCTGTCCTGCAGCACGTCTTCGACACGCTTAATAACGTCGATAACCTTAACAGTAGCCACCGTAGACTCCGTACGTTAGAAAAGGAGGGGGTTTTACCCCCCTCCTTCCAGCTCAATTAGCTCGGGTCACCGACCAGAGCAGTTACAAGAGCTTCTGACTTAACGACCTTACGACCGTATACAGCCAGACCACGAACGATGTCGCCGAAGTCATTCTGGTTGCGCAGCGGCTCAGTCTTAGAGATCTGAGAAGCGAACGCACATGCAGCCTTGGTACCAGCAACCATCATGCGACGCGGCTTAGCACCGGTAGCAGTAGCGCCAGAAGCAACGGCTGACAGACCCGGAACCAATGCCTTAGCAGTGGTGCCCTTCGGCAGCAAGTTAGACACGTAGACTTCGAAGCGATCCAACATACCGATCTTGCCGGTACGGATGGTGCTTGCAGAGTCGCCAGTGAAGTACGCCTGAGCGATGTCAGTCTGCATCAGAACCTGACGGTCGTACGGGCTGATAATCAACCAACGGCCATCTTCCGGTACGTTCTGCTCGTCCAGAGCAGCAGACATACGCAGAATGGTCTTCAGGACGTTTGCCGGGGTAGCTTGGTCGATCGGCAGTGCGTCGGTACCGAGGTTGTACTCAGTAGACAGCGCACCGGCGGTAGCACCCTTGTTTGCAGCGTTAGCGCCTTCGGTAACGAACCACTGGAAGAAGGTTTCGTTCTCGATTGCGATCTTCAACTGCTTGGCAGCGTCATCGGTGAACATGTTCATGAGATCCATGTCAGCCTGATGCGCCAGAACGTCGTTCACCTGCACGCTGAAGTATTTGCCCTTGTTGATCTGCATGTCAGTGTAGACCGGAGCAGGTACTTCAGAGGTCAGAGTGGTGCCAGCACCAGCGTAATCGTTGATGGTGATGGACGGTGCAGTGCGGATACGGATGGTATCGCCCTGATTCTTGATTTCGCCTTCCCAGTCGGTATTCGAAATTTCAGCCAGCATGGTGTTGGCATAGAACTTCGCATTCAGCTTGTTTGACCAAAGCTGAGGAATGAAACCGCCAGAGTAAGACGGGGTGGTGTCAAAAGCACCGGAGCTAACTACAGGAAATACAGCAGCCATTTTGGTTCTCCAAAAAAGTTAAGTTGGTGTCAACGGCTGCTTACATGTTAACTGGTCAAGAGCGAACTCGACCTTCGATGTAGGCAGCAGTTACTTCAGCTTCAAGTTTAGCGGCGTCATCGTACTGGCCCCTACTGTTCATCACGCGAATCTTGTTCCACGCATTGTTGATCTCCCTATCGGAATAGATCTTTGCGTCGCGACCCACGCTCTGCGTCTTGGTAGAGCTAGAACGATTCGGCGCAACCTGCTTCTCAAGTTCTGCTTGGCGAGACGCTCTCACTGGTTCTTGTGCTGGGGCTAATTCTTGCTTCCACAGTTTCACGTAATGTGCGACTGCCTCGGCATCCCCTGCGTTGAACGCAGCTTGGGCTTGATCTCGACGCGGGCCACGGAGCATGGGGTCATACTCATTCAGCCACGCGACCCAACGTTCATCGGCGTCGATCTGGTCAAAGTCCGGCACTAGCTGACGCAAGCGCTGACCAAAACTCATCTCTCCCACCTGCTCACCGGTTTGCGCCAGTTTCTTCTGGAGCGCCTCGATGATCTGTTCCTGCCGCTCGATCTTGGCTTCAAATTCAGCAGCCACTTCACGTGCGACACGACGTTGAACGTCGATCAATTCCTCGCCAAACTCTTCTCGGTCGGCATCGGTTACATAACTGACTTTCTCCGCCGGAGCCTGTTCTTTCACCTTCTTCGCAGCGTCCAGCTCCTCACGGAACATGTCCAACTGCTCGGTTAGCTGCCGAACCTGCTGGTGTAGACGGGGGACTTCCGCGTCGTACTTGCCCTTCAGGGTGCTGTACTTCTGCTTAAAATCGTCCTCGACTTCCTTTGGTTTCTGGTCAGTCGGCCTTGCTTCTTCAGGCGCCGCAGCTTCCTCGACCTCGCCCCCTGATTCTTCCGCTACTGTTTCCTCTGGGCCTTCCGCTTCGGGCTCGACCAATTTTGGTTTCGCCTTCACGTCCTTTTGGGCAGTCAACGATTTCTCAAGTTCTTCGATCTCAGCAATCTGAGCTTGTACCTGTTTTGGCAACGCCATTCTTTTCTCCTTAAAGCACCAACTCTGTTTACAGCGCCGTACGTATGCTGTTCCCGTTATGGTGTGCTTCAGTCATGCCCCGTTAGGAGCGGTTTACCACCCTCGACGATTCCTCAACCGCCTTGAGTAGATCTTCATACGCTTCGGCTCGCCCTTGCAGACGGTGAATCAACCCCATGTCGTCTGCGTAGACCAGCTTCTGCTTCGCCTCAGCAAGCTGAGACTCTAAAAACTGCAACAGCGCTTCGTTTCCCGGCTCTCTTAACCTGTTAAGGGCTTGGAGTGCCTGTCTTGAAACACTGTTTAAGTTAATCATGCCTTATGTTTATACCACACCTGTCAACGTGTCAACAGGTGTATTCATTAGCGTCCGTTTGGTCTCGGAGACATGTAATTATTCTCCCGACCACCCATCTCAGAGCCATCCGCTTGTAGGTTGGCAGCCTGCTGCGCAGCCATCATCTGCTGCTGCATCATCTGTTGCTGCTGCGCCATCTCCTGCTGCTTCTGAACGTCCTCGCGTGACGGTACCAACCGGTCAACGTTCGCATTGAGGTTGCCCGCCAGATCGCGCATGAGTTCAGCGGTACCCGGCAGCCCAACAATCTGCTGCGCCACAGGGCTTTCCAATACAAGACGTAGAAACTCAGTTTTACGAACAGCTTCCGCTTCCTTAACGACCAGCGACATCGCGCCTCGTGCAACAATCTGAACATCACCGATCAAGTCTGGGTCATCTGAGTATCTAAGGTTGCGCTGGTACTGGCGCTCAAGCATCGGCGTCAGCACATCGTTGTCGATGTTACCGATCACCTGTTTAATGCTCTTACCCGCGTTCGAAATCAGCATGGACAGCCCTGACGAGGTACGCCCTGCGCCCGGAACGTGCTGCCCGGTCATGTAACGCGGAATGCCAGAGACTTCATCGGCAATCGCCATGAACCGGTCGAACACCGCCATCAGCTCGCCTGCGTTTGACTGCGGCTGGAAGAACGTAATCGGCGGAGACGTATCGCCATATTCAGACTGAATAAACTGCCAGACCTTCCACGGGTACATCTGCGTGATGTCTTCCCCGGCTGGTAGACGGCTGACGTTCACACCGACCTGCGGGCCGCTTGAGATCCCCATGTTGTTAGCCAGCGCACGCGCTGCGGCGTTACACATGTTCTGCGCGTCGATGCACAGATCGGCGACACCATTACCGTCCAGACGCCCCGGTACCTTCTCGAACGAAGTCACGTAGTACGGCTTACGACCCAGCGGGTCGTAGTTCAGCACAGCCTTAATGACCGTGTTGTTCACCATCCACACTTCGCACGGGTACGACATCTGCGGGTCGTCGATCTCCGACTCGTCCAGTCCCCAGTCGATCAGCATTTTGCCCGGGAGTGAATCCCACAACTGGATGGCTGCGATCAGGTCACTGCCCGCGTCGTCAAAATCTTTATTAACCGCCGCCTCGATCTCACTGTCGTCCTGCTCCAACCAGTCGAACCCGGTAGAGCCGAAATCTGCAAGGATCGAACGCAGCGCCGCCTCGTCATACCCCTCGACACCGATCATCGCTTCGACGTCTTCGCGGGTCAGGTGGTGCAACTCGATAACGGGCATGGACTGTGGGTCATCGCCCCACGGCGCCCAGTAGAATTTGTATGGGTCAACGCGCTCCCACTCATCGCGGATCGTCTCGGTCGGAACAAGCTGCCCCTGCGCAAAGGCCAACGTCTTACGTTTCCGAGGCGTCGGCCCCTTCAGAACTGCGTATGGGAATGTCGCGATGTCGTTCGTAAACTCGAACAGAGCCTTGATGAACCCGCCCTCGATGAGCTGGTCTTCCATCTTCTTCTCCATTCGAGCGACACGTTTGTCTGCCTCGAACTTCAACTCGCGCATCGCGGTATCTTTCATACCACCGGCAAGCTGCTGCAACGTCGCTGGGTCGATCGCGTCTCCGCCCGCAGCGTAATACTGCTGCAAGTTCATCTGCATGATGCCCTGCAACCGAGCGATGATGTCCTGTGGAACTTCTGGGATCGGCGTAGCCTGTATCGACCACGGTTTATCCGAGCCTGTGCCCAGCAACGTATCGCGCAACCATGCAGTCGCCGTACGACATTTCGTACTAACGATACCCATGAAGATCTCTGACCCACCCTGCTCACGGATCTCCGCAAGTTTCTGGGGGTCGTACTCCATGTTGCGTGCACGTACGCACTCGGTCAGACGCGTTTCGATCGTCTCACGTTTGTGATCGCGCATGATTTCCCAGCGTCGACGAACATGCGCAGCCAATCCCTGCATGAGCGGAGCAGACTGCTTTTCTGTAGACGCGCGTTTTGCCGCAGCCTCTAAATCAGAAGCTCTGGCAACTGGAATAAGAGCGGGGCCAAGAGCCATATTCGTAAACCCGGGTTGTAGGTGATTAAGACACTAGCAACTCGATGTTAACGTGTCAACACGTTACGTCCAGCCACCAGACGACACTCTTCTGACTTCTCTACGGTCGTTCACAGCGATCATACTCCCAAACACCTCGCCCCCATCGGCGTGGCTC